ATGACACATACCCCTCCCAACGACCAAACCATCGTTGATGAGTATTTTAAACTACGGACGAATCGAAAACGCAGCCGATTAGCTTGGCTGTTTGGTATGATTGCGACCTATGGACTTACTCCAGACGCCCTAGAGGGCTTCTCTTGGGGTCCTGAGGCCTCGATCTACATACAAGGCAAACGTCGCCCTGTAAGCCCTGTACACCCTCAATGGGCTATAATTTTCAGGCTAAAAGAAGAGCAGCCCCGCAACTGGCAGGACTGCTTGCAATCTCTGTCTGAACAGTTGTACTGCGCAATGGCGTATCAAAAGGTGGGCGTAAACATCACCGACCTTCTGCTATCGCATCAAATGCGGAAACGTTTGTATCGATCCGTCAAGCGGCCTCGGAAAGTACTCCAACCTCTTGTAGGTGTTTCTTGACAGCGACAACATTCCAGCGATAGCTGTCACGCGAAAATGTGTTTGAAAAAGCTGCGAAGTGCGGCCCCAGCTTCAGTGTGCCGTCGTCACGGTACTGAAAGAGAGTTTTGCGATCAAGGCCCAGGATTTCACCTGCCTTATTGGCAGATACCCATGAAGACTTGGAAGCCATGCTATGTGAGGCGTGGATACTTCATCACGGTATAAACCCTTACTGAGGTGTCAAGCGACTTCAGAAAATCTTTATCTGTTTATTTTGAAGTGTAAATATCTACTCGTAGAATTAATTAACGACAACTAAAGAGTATGTTCAATTGTGAACAGGATCCCCTTTCCCTGCTCATTGAAATCACTCCAAAGTTAGCGAAACGACGTTATCGACAATCAATATACGAAGCCTGGGATCATTGCTGTGGCTACTGCGGTGACAAGGCAACAAGTTTAGACCACATCGTACCAAGGTTTAAATCTGGTTCAAGCAACAGAAACAATTTAGTCCCTGCTTGTCGCCGGTGTAACCAAAATAAAGCTTCCCACGATATGGAGGAGTGGTATCGTCAACAAGATTATTTTTGCGAAGAACGCTTGGAAAAACTCGTAGCTTGGGCAGAAACACCTCTTATCTGTCCTTCAGAAGTCTATTATCAGCCTGGTTACATTCCTGCAGCAGGTTAGTTATCCTGTCTGTAGTGTTGTAATTCGTGGCACTAAAGTACCTGGGATATAATCAAGTTAAAGAAGTGAACCTGCTTATACGCAGGCTTTTTAACAAAAAATTAAGTGAGTAATGGGTTTATACAGCGGGCTGTCAGCATCCCAAGCCGATTCGGTAGAGGTTCGCAGGGCAGAGCTTGAAAAAGGTTGGCAGGAGTATCAAAAAGCGATGTCGGTTCAAACACCGTCAGTCGATAATATGGGTGCTGTCGGTGTGCTTTACAACCCAGCTAATAAACAATGGAAAGTAACGCGAGAAAAAACAGATTTCAAAACAGATTTTGAAATACGAAATAAAATAAACACAAACTTTAAAACGGTAAGAAGGGAAACGCTACGTGTAGACGAAGATGATGATGGTAAATATTATACAATTACTGTTCGATATGATGTTGAGGATGGGGACGGAAACGTAGTACATAGAGGAAAATCAGAAGAATATGCAGGTAAAGAAGAATATGTAGGCTATGGCAGACGTTCTAGACCTACTGGAAAAATAATAATCGATCAGTATGCTCTCGAGGATGATGAAGTAAATCAAGCTCTTGCGCAACAAGAAAGAGATGCAAATACTGTTAGAGACAGAGGAAAAGGAATAGCAAAAGTAGAAAACGAGTATATAGATAAACGTAACAAGCTTTCAAAGAAATACAACGAAGAAGGAACAGTATTAAACAGTAAAAACACAGCAAAGAACGCTGTTTACGACCAAATTGTTGATAATATTGCAAGGAATACTAAGGGTTCTGACTATATAAATCGTCGAACTCGCGTTGAAAATTTAAAAAACACATTAACAAATGCTGGGATTAGCGACAGTAACGCTAACAATATTATTTCTACGTTAAAAAACGAATATAAATCTTTTTATCGTACCGAAAAATTACAGACATGGAATTCAAAATTAGGCGCAAAACCTCCATATGGTTCTTTTGATCCGAAGTACTATAAGGGAATATCAAAAACAGCAGATGCCAAGTGGAAGGCTGCGGTAGCTCAAGATGACTTAGACATTACAGAACGGTATCAAAACGAAGAGGGTTTCCTTCTATATCACTACACCAATGTGGGAAAACCCGCTGGCGCACGCGGAAATAAAGCAGAAGTAACCACGGCAGCGAATACGTATAAAGAAAAAGCTCCGACTGATAAAGATATACAAGATGTTCGAAATCTACAGTTAAAGATCGGAGATGATCGAACCGAAAGATTGTTAAAAGTACCCGAAATTAAAAAGCAATGGGAGCTAGCAAAAAGAGGAGACGCTTATTGGAAAAAGTTAGCAAAAGAAAAATTTTTAGATGTAACAAAACCAGATCAGTTCGCGGCATTATTCCGTTTATCTAACAGAAAAGAAGACAAGGCTATTGCTTTTAAATTAAATGCAAATGCTGGTTATGGTGTCAGTGAATTAGAGGATGCTTTATCGACAGCAGTAGGTGCAAAAGCAATAGTAGACACACAAAAATTTGGAGCGTTGACACAAGACGCTTTGAAAAAAACAATTGAAGAAATTAAGAAAGCAAGGGCTAGAGAACAGGAACTAGAACTTTATAAAGGTTTTGCTGGTTTCGACGAAATAGCAAGTATTAATGACACTTTGGCAGAGTCGATCTTAGGCGATTCTGGTGTAGGAGGAATTCTTTCATTTACCAGTGGAGGCAAGTCCGAGGATAGTCTCAAAAAAGCCCTTGGTAATGTTACAGGAGTAGGTAACAACGCCACTTATAACTGGCAGAATTGGTTTGAAAATACATTAAAAGAAGAATACGATAAGGATTTAGAACTTGGTTACACGACGGATGAAGCTACAAAAAAAATTAAAATCCAAGCAGACTTTGCGAAAAACTTTATAGATGAGTATTTAGTTCCTCGTTTTGATACGTCACGCTCAATGGATGAATTCGTTGAGTACATAGATGTTAGACAAGAAGAACAGAACCCATTCCAGACACAGAGCATGGTTAATGCAGTGAAGCAAACTGCAGACCTAAGAGCTAAAAACTATTTAGACCAACTTAAAAAAACAGATACCAGATATTTTAATGTTGATTTTTACTTCAACCCGACAGGAGATGCTGCCAGAAAAGAAGCATATGCTGAACAAAAAAATACGGTAGCAAAAGATTGGGAAGCCGCTAAGAAAGGTGACGCATACTGGGCAAAACAAGCCTATCGCTTTGGTTTAGACGTTAAAGATAAAGAGGACTTTGCAAAGCTGCACTTTCAAGTCAAAGGCCAAGGTAAAGGATATGATCCTGCAGATGATATCTTAAACGCTTCCAAAGTGAGCAAAAAAATCTATGAAGATATTCTCCCTGCCTTAAAGAAGGAAGCTTTGAAACAAGGGACTATATTTGGTCAGTTTGTAAAACCTGAGGAGTTTGCGGACGAAATGTTGAAGGGTGTGGATCCTGACGATAATGAACAGGTAAAACAAATCCTGGACAAATTAAGCCTTAAAGATTTCAAAGGCACCGTAGATGAACTTAAAAAATATATTGCAGATGCTATGCGGACAGGAAGCGCTAAACAAATCCGAGAAAATATTAAATACTTAAATGAAAAACGTAAAAAACCTACACAAGAAAATTTAGGGATTACTTATATCCAGAGAGACGAAGACGAAGCAGCAGATAAGGTAAAAACGGAAACAGAGTTGTATAAAGTTTTTACAAAGGCTGGTTACAAAGGAACTGAATCAGATTTCTATGAAAAGTTCTTCCCTGATCTTGATAAATCTGAACAACAGTTGCTTACTAAGAGCGGACGCAACAATACGTTGGGTGCATTTGATTTAGATCTGAAGGATCCTTATGCAGCCCTTGGAACCCTCGACTCCTTCTTTGAAGCAGATGAAACACCAGAAAAAACGACCAGCAGCAGTAAAAAAGAAAAGAGTTACTTTAGCTTAGACTTAGACGATGACGAGGATGTGAGCTACAAGTCCCAAAGGGGACAGCAAATTTTAGGTGAATTCACGTCTAAATTTAAAGGTTTACAAGGTTTCTAATGGCTGATAAACGTAAGAAAGCAGCAAAAGCAGCCAAGCTTGCCAAGGACAAAATGGCTTGCAATAAACCTAAGAAGACTCCGGGGCACCCAACGAAGTCACACGTCGTAAAAGCTTGCAAAGACGGAGAAGAAAAAATCGTCCGTTTTGGTCAGCAGGGTGTAAAAGGCGCTGGCAAGAATCCGAAGACAGCCAAAGAGAAGGCACGTAGGAAGTCATATTATGCTCGCCATAATGCACAGGATAGTAAACCTGACAAGTTTTCTGCCCGTTATTGGAGCCACAAAGTCAAATGGTGAGCGTTGAAATGGAAATGTCCATCGAAGATTGTCAGGTTTTATACCAGGCAGTCTGTGATGCTCTTCAGTACTGGCCCGGTTCTCCTGCCAGACCTAAAGAACAACAGGAAAAATTTAGGCAAATGAAGTTCTTCCTGTTTAGCATTATGTGCGAAGCTTCTTTGGATTCATGAAAAAAGCCGATGGCTACATCCAGGCACGTCCCAAAAAAACATGTCAGGGTCAAGGAAAGCATTCGAAGCCTACAGGTAACAAGAAAAAGTATCGCGGTCAAGGTAAATAATTTGTGTATGATTAGAGGTAATGCTTATTATCTTCATGGCGGATTATTCGCTAGCTGTAGAACTTATCCGTAAGTATGAAGGGTATAGCGAAAAAGCATACCCTGATCCAGCTACTGGAGAAGAGCCGTACACACTTGGTTTTGGTACGCAGTTTTATCCGGATGGTTCTCCGGTAAGACAAGGCCAACGATGTACATACGAGAAGGCAATCGAATATTTATTCAACGAAATTACTGTTATTGAAGCGCAGTTACGTGAGCTAAATCTGGGTTTAGATCCCTACATGACCCAGGCTTTAGTGTCGTTTATACATTCAGTTGGCTGGGAATCTTTTCTGTACAGCGAAGTTATTGACAACATTGAACAAGAAGATTTCCATGGGGCAACGCTGGTTATGTCTGACTGGGTCTTTGATGCAGAACACAAAGTTATTGGGGGTTTAATTGATCGACGGCGTGAAGAGTCAGAGCTTTTCCTCACCGAAATTGACCCCGAAGAAGATTATGGCACCGATATTTTACTTCGTGCTTTCCGCTATTACTCAGCTTCCAAGCATCAAGTAGGGGCAATTAGACAGCTGGAAACCCAGATCAGTCCTTATGTCTTGGCTGAATTTGCAAACTCATTCCGTGTACAAGAAGACCCTTGGGCGGTGCTAACCGACTCGGAGTTAAATGCTATCTTTGACGTGTAGCCTTAGAATAACGGAAGCAAAAGAAATCGAAATGGAACGTTCTGTGGAACCTAAAGAATTTCACCTACCACTTGAACTTCAATTTTCGATGCGAAAGGCAGAAATATGCGCCCAAGAAATGACATGGGAGCAGCTACATGCAGCCTTATTGAACTTGTACCATCAAAGATTGATGGAGTGGTACGCAATCAAGTCCCTCATGGAAGATGAAAATATTCAGATTGACTTCGATGTACCGACCGAATTGGAGTTAGCAGAACTCGCTGTAAGTCAGATGTTTGATCCTGACGAAGACGAAGACGACGTAACTCCTTTTTGAACCGATAAACAGACATGCTGTCTACCGAGTACCGCAAGCGGCTTGAATTCATTTGTTCACGTATTGCCGAGAAACAAGAGGTTTTGTTAGAAGACATGATCTGGGCCGAAAAATTAGCCAAAGCGAATCGTTCGGCAGCTGAGATCTTACGTCGTGCCAGACGTTTATCCCGAAATCCGGAAATGAAAGCAGATAGTCTGGACGGATTTATGAACGCCATGGATCTAGGTGATCCTGATCCAACAAATCACCGGACCACATTTAAGGATCCGGATGACATTGTCGAATGGTTTAGCCAAGAGAAAACAGATGACTGGCGCCAAAGAGACTGATGTGATCAGTCACCAAGCTCAATCAAACGCTCAAGATACCACTGCGCTTTCTGTAAGCTCTCGATACCCCCTTTCTGCCGTTCTCGCCAAACGTACTTTGCCGCGCATCCTTTTAGGTACCCTCTATATTCTTCACGTGTTAATTGTGCTTCGATCGCTTCAATGCATTCAATGGATCCGGAAGTGTAGTGAGCGGGATGGTTAACCGGATCGGAAGTTAAATCAATATCTTCTTCCCAAATTTCTTTGTGCTTGGCAAGGTAAGTATCCCAAGGAGTTTCACGTTTCTCCTTGGCACTACGCTTCTCTTCTTCATTATCTTTTGCCCAGGGCACGGGACAAATACCCCCTGGGCAGTCAGAGATTTCTTCGTTTTTTACCGGCTCAAACCACGCCTTTTCTTCGACTGAGCCATCATTTCCTCCGACGGTGCTCCCAGATCCATCAGAATCATCTTCGACTTCGGTGAGGCTCCAGCTTCCGACCCTTCCTCCATCGACGGAATGTATCCGGTCAATCCCGGACGCTCCATCGGTTCTGTGCCTAGATTCTTTCTTTCCATTCCCTCTTGACATAATGACAATCCTCTGTTCTGGTTGTCATATAAGGGTACATCATTTTCTTCATTAGCGATTGGTTGACCGAAATCCATTTCGGAAACCATACGACATTTAACTTCGTCTTCGACGAAAGAATCTAAGAAGCCGACTGCGTCGAGCATGACTATAACCCGCGTTGATTTATTGCTTTTACAATAATACTATGGCAAGTTTCTTTGATCCCACCTACGATCCAAGCCGTGACTCGGCGTCGTCAGGTGTTGAAGTATCTGATCTTAATCCTGAAAAGATTTACGATACAGACTTACGTCGTTTTGAAGAAGATAAGCGTTCAAACGTTGAGAGCCTGAACGATAAACAAGAACGTATTGGTAAGTTCTTCAGGGCCGCCAAGAGTGCTGGTGCCTACAGACAAAGAGCGGGCATCGCAGAACCTACAATCCGGGGTAAAACCCCCAGGAACCCAGCGATTCTTGATGGAACAGAGTTACCCAGCATGGGGGATACTTATGGGCCTGTGGGGAGCACTAACTACCCCAACAAGCCCCAGCCGTACGCAGGTCGTCCTTACGGTTAATTAAACCTGAGAAAACACAACATTCGGGGGTTGGTGTTGATACTTACCCTTTCGATCCTGGTAGCTGGTTTGGCACGGCTCACCGCGATAGAAGAGAAGCTGCGTGATGCCTTCGTTGGCATAAATGCGATTGAAAAGCGGAATGCAGTTGCTGATTTCCAGAGTCAGATAGCCTTCCCAACCGCTTTCAGCTGGGGTAATGTTTACCAAAATACCTGACCGTGCATAAGTAGATTTACCGACTGCCACTACAGTTACATCCCGGGGAAGTTTTAGACGTTCCATGGCAACGCCTAAGCAATAACCGAAGGGAGGCAGCAGAAAATATTGACCCTTTTCATCTTCTAAAAGCTCTGTCGGACGAAGAATTTCAGGGTTGAAATCTTTGGGGTCCGATTCACCAATATCAATACGTCCAAAAACCAAGCATTGCTCAGGGGACAAACGGATGTCGTACCCATAAGAACCCAAGCCGTAACTAAGTAACTTCTTACCGTCTTCTTCGCTAACCAACTTATCAGCAAAAGGAGCAATCATCTCCTTTTTTTCAGCCAACTGCTTGATTTCCCAGTCTGCAAGTACGCTCATCGCAACAATTAATCGTACTTCAGTATAGTTAACTCAACAAAGAATACGTCCTTTTTCTGAGTAGATATCAATGAAATTTTCGGTAGCTTTTGTTGAGTCACCGATGGGTGGTAGATAGACCAAAAATGATGTACACGTTTTCTTTTTACTAATGCCTTCGCTTGTGTTCCGTACAAGGATCGGCGCAGTTTTTAAGATGCACATTGGGAAATCGAATATTTTCTGTTCGTAACGAAACATGTCAGGGCAGTTTGTAAAATACAAACCTTCTTTTATTTCCCGTGCCAACCAGCAGCGGTACATCTTTCTAAACCAAACCGCATGGGAAGAAACCAACGTTGGGGACGATGCACGTGTCATTTTCCAACGATCATTTTTCTTATCCCAAAAGTAAGTGCCCCTTGGTGGGAATAAGTATGCACTCCCGTGCCATTGTTGTGCATTCAACCCATCATCCGATGGCGTGAAGTATTGCGCAGCTTCGACGTAAGTATTGGCAGTTTTGGAACTAGCTACGTCAAGGTCAATGCCATCCATCAGAGCGTGGGCAGCAGTTACCAAGTCGTAATTAGTAATTAATTCAATATCTTCTACACGCTTTCGAATATCTTGGATTGCCATCAGGAATCAGTAACCAAGTTATAGTCAATTTCAAAATAACGCATTCCGTCAGCATCGTTGATGATATAACCCGCTTTTTCAGTAGGGTCTATCTTCTGTGCAGCGGCCAGGATACGACGAAAGCTTTCTGCAACATCACCGTCATTCTTGCCTTCACATTCTTCTTGCGCTGCATGGATCTCTTTCAGCGTCAAAAAGAACATTGAGCGTTCTTTGTTTTGTGGTTGGAACACCATCACCCCTGGACCTTCGTATTCCCACATCTTCATATACTGCTGACCCATGTCACCGAGAATAAACTTGATCGTGGTGTCCAGCATCTGTGCTTTTTCTGTATCCATATCGGGGCCGATGATGGATGCAAGCAGTTTTTCGCGACGGCTCATTTTTCTAAAAGTCCTTGACGGTGCAGTGATTCCAATAACTTAGGCATCGGCTGATATAAGACAACCATTTTACCCAGAACTCCTCTTCTCTTTACTAATTTTCCTTCAGCATCTCGAACCTTATCAAATTCACCTGAGCGAATCAAATATTCAGCCACACAACGTAATCTACGCTTCAAGGGAAGTTCTGCTTGAGGAAATTTTCCACAGATAGTATCTGGTTGCATATCTTGAAACGCCAGACGAAGACGATTTGCCAGTGTCATACCGGAATTTGCGTCTTCTTCCTCATAGTTTTTTAAGTTTTCTAGGTAACGACGCAGGCAATCGTCGTCAAATGACCCCATCGGCGGTAAAAAATCCGCGATTTGCAGAACAATAGACTCAGGAAGAACCTGAGTATGGTTCTCTATAGTCACTTCTGCAATATTCACGTTTTTAAAGCGATGGGCCATATCACAACTTGTCGGGACCGCTGGATTGGTACATAGGTGCGTAGCCTGTTCGGTAATCCTGCTGGTTGAATTCCCTGTTTTTGGAGAAAGATTCAACCAATTGGTTCCAGGGGATACGGATGACGGCCTTTTTCCCTGGATCAGGGCACGCATTAACGTAATGAATACCCTCAACCCAGCCTTTGCTCGGGTCTTTTCGACCCAACGCCATCCAATTACGTAAAGTTTGGTCCGAAACATTTAATCGTCTAGCGCATTCCTCGGTTGACAGGTATTCGTCAGCGTAAGCCTGTGGGTTTAAGTAATCGGTTTCTCCGGTGGAGTAACGACTATGCCACATAGAAGCCAGAATATTACGGATCCCCTTAAGTTCCCAAGCAATATCTTCGAATCCCTTACGGATACCGTACTTCATAACAACAAAACCTTTTACTGAATGCTAGCCTTTGGGAAAAGAATTCGCTTTAAAATGGAAGAACAAGTTTCCCCTAGCCAACAACCAGACTTTCCACAAATTTCTCCTGAGCAGCTTGCTGAAATGAAGCGTATTGCCAGAGAAAGGGCAATGCAGCAGACTTTGGCAGAAAAAATGGCTGCCCAACAACCCCAACAAGTTGTTTATGTCCGTCGTAATCTTACTGTTGCTGAGCTTGTTCTTGTTATTTTGCTTGCTTGTGGATTAGTCACTGGCGTGCAATTTAGCTGGAACATCGCAACCAATGTCTTACCACGGATTGAAATCCGGATGAAGTAAGGTATTGGACTAACGCAACTATAATTGATTTAAGGGAATTTATGTGAATAGGTAGTGGCTAATCGCAGGATCAGCGAATTACAAGAGATCGCAGGTATTGACCTAGCGGAAGCCGACCTATTTACGGTGGTTAAGGTCGCTGAAGCCGACCCGGCAATTAAGAATAAAAGGCTGACGGTCTCTGGGACCAAAGCGTATTTAGATATTTTTTATCTACCAAGGACTGGTGGTACGGTCAGTGGATCTGTCACAATCCAGGAAAACCTTACTGTCAGTGGGCTTTCTACATTATCGAGTGGTCTTAATGTCACTCAAACAGGAAACATTGATACGTTCTTTGTTTCTGGTGATGCGACGATCAGTGGTACCACATCTGGTACTACTTTTACGGGTACAACCGTCAATGCGACGAATATCAACTCAATCAACTTCACAACCACTGGTTTTGAAGCAACATCCATCACAGGTGTCTCAGGTACCTTTACAAGCCGTGTCTCTGGTCTAACCGTTACAGGTGTAACTGGCGCTTTTGGACGTCTTGTTGGACAGAGTGGTGTTGTCAGTAACCTGCTTGAAGTTGGTACTCTTAGCGGTGACTTCGGTCAGTTCGGTACTGTAACCGGTGTCAATGTCATTGGTACGACGCAGGTTTCCGGTGCAACTGTTACAGGTACAACTGCTAACTTCACCACTGGTAATTTCCAGACTTTAATCACTGATGGCCTAACAATCGGTGATGACCTCACCGTGTCTGGCACCTTCATTGCTGAAGGATCAGGCTTCTTTTCCTCTGGCGTCAATGTCACCGGAACGCTGAGTGGCACAACTATTACAGGCACCGCAGCTCAGTTTACGAACGTTACCGGTGTCAACATCATCGGGACTACTCAAGTCTCTGGTGCCACAGTCACGGGTGGTCTTGGTAAATTCACCACCCTTTCCGGCGTTAACGGTACGTTTACAACTCAAGTTTCTGGTACAACGGTTACAGGTGTATCCGGTAAGTTTACTTCAGTTACTGCCGTTACTGGTATTAGTACTGAACAGTTTGTTGGTAACGATTTAACTGTTACTGGCACAACTGTTTTACAAGGAGAACTCCTGGCACGTGCCTCAGGTTACTTCACTTCAGGTATTAAGGTTACCGGTCAAATCAGCGGCGACACAATCACAGGTGGTGCTGCAGGATTTACTACGGTTACGGGTACTACAGTCACGGGCACTACGGCTAATTTTGTCAGTGGTGTCTATACAACTCAATTATCAGGCGCAACGGTTACTGGTAATTCAGTCAACACTACTTCACTGACAGCAGCAACAGGTACATTTGGCACGGTCAGTGGCAATCAAATCTTTGCAACTGGGTTTGTATCTGGCGTTTCTGGAATCTTCACGTCTATTACTGGTGCGGGTGCTGGTTTTACTACGATTACCGGCACGACCGTTACTGGCATTACTGCTAATTTTGTCACCTTATCGGGAGCTACCGTCACTGGTGATGTCGGCAACTTTACTTTAGTCAATGCTGTAACTGCTACCTTCACTACCGGTATTATCCGAGAGAAGTTAACGGTCACCGGAGATGCAGACGTTAAAGGAACATTTATTGCCGAAGGTTCTGGTTTCTTCTCATCAGGTGTTCATATCACAGGTCAAGTCAGCGGTATCACCTTTACCGGTACGGCGGCAGGATTTACGACCGTGACCGGAACTACAGTTACGGGCGCAAGTGGTCTCTTTGGAACCACGTTGCAGATTAGTGGCACGAATGTTGCTACTACCGCAATCTCAGAAGAGAACTCAATTGTGTTTGCAATTGCCCTTGGTTAAAAGCCTTATAATTAAGGAAACTGTGATCTGTATCTATAAATAAATGGCCCGTTTCATTTCGGTTGTTAGGCAGAATATCGGTAGCGGGTCAGCCAATGTCACTCCCGTTATTACCGGCACTACAAATTCAAGTGGTGTTCCTGCTAATACCTATGGTGTTTTGTTGAGTGTTATGGCGTCCAACACCAGCGCCAACTCACAGAATGTAACTGTTGAATTAGTTAAATCAGGTGCCAGTGTTACTGGTTCCTTGGTTACATCTGGTGTAGTTCCTAATCAATCTTCGCTTGAATTTTTGACCGGCAATAAAGTAATTGTCGAGTCAGAAGATGTCATTCGTGCGTATGCCGGTACCGGTAACGCCGTTGATATCACCGTTTCGTACATGTTAAATGCCCAAGACAACAACATCTGATCATGCCTTATATCGGTAACGTCCTCACTTCTTTTGCTGTTGAAACTGGTAACATCAATGACCAGGCTGTAACAGCACCGAAGCTTAGCGCCACCGGCGGAACCGATGGTCAAGTTCTTGCGCTTGATTCTAATTTAAATCTTGAATGGGTATCTGACCCTGCAGGGCAGTGGGTAACGAGTGGAAGCAATATTTACTACAACGACGGCAATGTTGGTATTGGAACGACGTCGCCTAGCCATCTGCTTCACGTTAAATCTGGTGGTAGTGCAACAACTGGTCTCTTTGAGGCAGATGGTAATAGCACCGTAGAAATCTCTAGATCAAGCGGAGCATCACTTCCTGGATCGTCACGTTTACAGGTTTCGTCTTATGGACGACTTGGGGTTTCGTCTGATGATTACATTACTTTTAGCACCGGGTCTCAAGGATCAAACATTGCAGAGCGTCTTCGCATCGACAGCTTTGGAAATGTTGGCATTAATGTCACCAGTCCCACCAGAAAGTTTCAAGTAGCAGGTGGCGGTACTTCCATCATTGGTAACATTGCTCGAACTGATGGAACGTCGTGCCTGCTTACTTTCTCGGACAATGCAACTAGCAGCGACGCCGCTGTAGGAATTGGTGCATTTGGCAACAACATGTTGCTGCGTTCTGGAAACGCCGAGCGCCTACGCATCGACAGCTCTGGAAATGTCGGCATTGGCACGTCAACCATCACCGAAAAGTTAGAAGTAGCGGGTGATATTAGGATCCAAAATGCAGTCAAATTTCGCGCTGATGATGGCGCAGAAAACGCTGC